CTCCACACTTGAGAAAATAAACTTCATTCGTGTGTTGATTGTCAAAGGACAACCAACAAACTTTTCAGTTTTACAAAACTCAGGTATGTAGAATTTCATTTGGTTGCCCCCGTCACGATACATAGTACCGTATACCCGGGTGCCGGGTATCTAATATGATGGTAGTGTGGCTGTAGAGCCAGCTCCTTTTGGGACTGCACGTCTCAGAATCCCAGGAGATCCGATGAACATGAAACAGGAGAAATCGTCTCCAGCAGCAACATATCGTTGTACGTTACATGCTGTGGACGGGTGAACGAGCACAATGTGACCCGCATTCTCTCCCATCATCTCAAGTCCATTTGTAGTATAACCATTCAGAAAACGCCTAGCCGGAGCAAAACGCTTCCAAGAATAGAATGGGAACTCAACCTCAGCCGCTCCATCTGTGTGGCTGACGGTATAATCTGCACCGGCCCAACTGCCGAACCCAGCCAAAAAATCTGACTGTGGGTTACCTGCAGTGATGCCTCGGAAGTAATCTCTGCAGTTGGCTTGGGCAACAGGCTGAGCAAGACGACGGATATAAATATTATGTGTCTTCTCAAGGTCTGGTGCAATATACTTGGATCTCAACCCTCCGCGCCAAGCAACATAACAAGGAACAAACCAGTTCAAGTATGTCATGGCACAGAAGGTATATGCAGTAGACGGCGGTGTAGTAGTCGATGCTGTAGAACTGCGCGGTGCAACACTCTGACCTTTCTCTGTGGGGAAATTCGAATCAACCGAATATGAGTAGTCGCTCGTTGCAGAGATATTATAAGTCATGTGATAATTATACCTCTTCAACAGCGCACGAACAGACGCAAAGGATTCCCCAAAGAATACATGTGAATTGGGGTTATCTAGTGATTCTTGCTGTCCAATAGGCGCAATAGGTGCAGGAGATTCAGGAACATTATCCGTTTCCTCAATCAACTCTTCGCCTTCAGCACCACTCTGCGGTTCAAACTCACAGTACTTCAACATGTCATCTGTTGGACCAGCTACTTCAAAGTCTTCACCAGCCGACACAAACAAGTTGATGTAAACTGGCTGAGCAAGAGCTGGATCAGGAGAAGTCAGTTCATTTACGACTTCAATACGAACCTGTCCGTTATGGTTATCAGCGTCAAAATCAACAGTTCCTACAGGATGGTTGTAATACGTATTTCCCAAGCGATCTTTGACTTGCAACCAAGCATTAGGCTGATTCCAGGAAACGACCATCTCAAAATCACGATTTGTTGCTAAGTCAACAATACGCTGATATGTCTGGTTTTCTCCTGGTGAAGCACTATGATTGTACGGGTCATACGAAAAGCGCAAACGTCCGCGATGCAGCTGAGAGGCAACAAGTTGAAATCGCAACTTGATGGATCCTCGCCAGTACATAAACGGTGCAGCCACTGTGTACATTGGTGCTAGCATGTTCAAGAGCACTGAATTAATTGTGGCCGTATTGTGAAAATCTGGTCCAATGGAAATAGTTCCGAGTGCGGTATCACTAACCTGTGATTCATTCCATTCAATAGTGGACATGTAACACTCCTTCTGCTTAATGTAGTTGAAAGACATTTCATCAACATCACTAAGTCCGACAGTACGTGGATCAATCGTCAACTCTTGTTTAGAGTCGAGGGTGAGTTTCACAACAGCTTCATGCTGATCTGTGTTCACTAGATTTCCTGCTCCCTTATTCTTTACTCTTTCAATATCAGAAATGATTGTGGGGCGGGAATATCCAAAGACGTGTGCCACACGTCCAATAACTGAGGCAACAATCTCAGTCGGTCTGGCATATGGTTTAATGATGGGAATTTTGGAGAGCATCCCTGCATATTTTGCTATTGAAGATGCTGGTCGGCTAATTATACCGGTCCCATATTCATCGCCAGATTGGGCTTCCATATCTTCAACCTCAGCAGGCACAACAGCAGTGCTGGAGCGGTCTTCACCTATATAAGAACACTTGATGTGTCTCATCCAGGCAACAACTGCACCAAGCACTGAAACAGAGGCGGCTCCGTAAGCAACCTCTGTACCGTTATGTGCTGTGAAGAGTCCCATATCTCTCATTGTAGGACCCGCCAAACGCACGTCTGTCATCCAGGCATATGCTGAAATATTTACCGTAGCGGTAGACGCATTTGCATGGAGCAGATCGTTCAACGACACAATGTAGAGACGACCCATTTTCTTGTACGACTCTCCTACTAAATCTATCCAGTTTTCTGGACACAGGAAAGGACATATGATTTCACCACCTTCTGATGTGGTTGGGTCAATGTAGACATGTGGAAGCATGGACAACTGCTGTTTGTAGTATTCACTTGTTGCAGCGCCGAATGAATGATCATCATCAGGTGCTCGGGGTTTGTATGCGGCTATGGAACGACCATAAAAGAATGGTCCACCATTAATCGCTATACGAATATGCAGTGTCCCCTGGAATAATCTATAGCCCTCGATACGATTTTTCACATTCGTGTCTTCCAGGAAGAGGGTCCAAGGATCTAGCGTGACGTTGACAGTACCCGTCGTTACAGTCCAATCTTGGTCTAGTAACCTTACAGGTCGACGAAGATATTCTTCGAGATTTGCATCTGAATAGAATCCGTAATCGCGTGTGGAATCCATGACGGAATCCACGCGAGTAGTCCAGGCAGCGTCAGCATGATGAAAAACCATTGTCGACTCCTTGTGATCATCGGCAGCGGTTGTATATGTATTTATGTTATTATTTATAAGTAAATTAGTAATACGTTATGTACACTGTATGAGAATGCATCAGTTCAAATATACAGGGTGCGTTGTGATTGGTTGGCGAGACCATGAATAAATATTCATCAATTCCTACACGTATAAAGCGTTTCTATGTACAGCAACAAGACACAAATATTGCACAAAGACCGTAAATCATATATACACGCAACTTTTTAGCTTAATTATGAAACTCCTCCGAAAAGTCAGAACGGAGAGAGGGACCTTTAATGCCACCGCGGCAGATTTGTGGTGCATTACGCAACAAAATGTAAGACAAATCATATTGTACTTGTTCTAGCACCTCCAAATGGCGAATCCGTTCCGCGCGCATAGCGCGCAACATGGGTACAGACTCTTTATATATACAGTATAACCAATACCAGTAGAGGAAGAAACAAACAGTATCTACCGGGTGGAGTATCCAGGAAGCTAACCATTGGCAAAAGATAACCAACAAGGTGGGTTGCTTCAGGGGTCCAGGGATAGGTGTAAACCACAAATATTCAACTCCATCCACACAGTAATGGGCAATTTCAGCCAAACCTGGGATAGACACTTCGGTGTACTCAACACATTCAACTCCAGAATGGGGTTCCATCTCATCGACCTCCTCAGGCTCTGCCTCTACATCATCTGGCAGATCCAAATCTCCAGGGGTATATTGTTCTCGCCACATCTGCAATCTTTCATCAAAAGACACGTCAAGGGTCGCACACATATGTGTGATACCAGCCTCAGCTGCAACCTTCTTCATCTGCTCTTGGCGCTTCTCAAAAATCTCGCGCCCGTGAATAAACCATTCACGGAGAGCACCATCAATGTTAATGGCAGCCTGCTCTTTCAAAGACATGTGCTTTGATCGTAGTACAGCTTTTAGTGATTTGAAAATACTATCCTCAGAAAGCGCGCCCAAGTAGTAACCGACTTCATGGTACACGTTGGTACGCTTCAGGAAATCGCACTGTGCATCTGTAAGAAAAGGTACTGGTTCGGAGGTCTTGTCTGGCATTGTAATCTTCATATCAATAGTAGAGAGGACTTCAGCCAATGTGATGTGATTGAAATTCGGGAATTTCTCACTCGCAGAAGACTTAAAATCATCTCCATACGTTGCCAGGGCAACAGCATCACAGAATCTTCCTTTAAAATCAGGATTCAATTTGAAAAAACCAATACGATTCAGCAAGGAATTAACAATGGAATTGATATAAACAGTAAGATTCTGACCCGAAGGATTCGATCCTTGCAACATGATAAGATCTCCATTAAAGGCCATCATAGGGTAAATAACTTCTGTTGCAATGCCACGCATAATAGCCAAATCATCTTGGCTGTATCCACATGCTTCGGCAAAATCAATCAAGATCTTGAAAGCGGCAGACGTCAGTTTGGCAGACATACGCAAATCATATTTCGAATAATCTCCAGCAACAATTCGTTCAGTGCCGAACTTCTTAATATGTGCTTGCAATTGGTCCCACTCGGGACCAACAGCGTTTATGCCAACCGCGCATTCAGATATCAAGGGAAATAGGGACAATAGGCGGGCAAGAGGTAAGAAATATTCTCGAATAGCAATCTGTAGTTGCAATGGTGCAGCTTGAAAAACGCGTACTTTCTCTTTTTCAATCTTCGTTGGCTCGTCTTTCAAACAAGCTTTGAAAAGAGGATAATATCGCTGTCCAGTGCGAATGGCCGCTATAAAGCGACGATGTTCTTCCCACACACCAGTGCAAAACGTTCGTGGACAATTGTGGTACTTGTTGGGTGGAAGATCTATCATCTTCCCACGTTTAGGACCACCTAAAGGGTATCCACAGGAAGTATTTGGGGCCATTGGGGTGACAAAACGTACTCCATCCTTTCCGGAGACAATTTCAATCTCTGAAAGCTTGCACGTTTCTTCAATAAGGCCCTCCACCTTCAAGATTTGCTGAATCTGTGCTGAATAATCTGCGACTGCCCAATCCAAATACTCAGTCTCACAGCCAATGGCAGGATCACAAGAGTATACCAGGCTCTCATACCACGATTTCCATCGATGGAAATGAGGGCCCGCATATTCCTGCTCATGACCGCACACATCAGTAATGAGCTGAGCAATTGGTGTAGGCACCACGTCACTATAATAAGTAGCACGGCCTTTACAAGAACCGAAATAACGGATATTACACTCTTCTGGCAACCAATTGAGGGGCGATTTGACATGTATCTCAGGACCTTCATAATATTCAATACCATAATGTTCAGTAAAGAGTTCGCCTTCACTGTTCACCTGTAGTGCAGAAACATGTTGATCATAATACAAGTCATGCAGCTCTTGATACTCCTTCAGAGTCAATGCTGTCGCACAACCTTTGCTAGTTCCGGTGTGACCACCAATATGAAAACCTATGATCTGTGGGGCACGTGTCTGAGCCAAAATTGGCGCCATACACATCCCAGGAAAGGTCGTCATATCTTCCAGTTCATAGTAGTAACCCATATTTTTTCGGATTCCATTGCTGATTTTCTCATAGTTTGCATGACCGTGACCAACTTTCACTGTATCATCTTTCATCTTGTGTAAGAGAGTGAAAGGGGCACTCGGGTGATTCTCAATCGTGAGATAAGGTGTCAAATCGGCAAAAGGTGAGGTATTGCAACACTGGACGAGAGCCAAATCTTTTTCTGGGTGCACAGTAGCAGCACCTAATGAAATTATTTCAGAAAATTGACCACCACGAACATTCTCACCGCGACGATAAATCTTATACTGACGCGGTTTGGTCGTTAGGACGTGATACGGAATCAATAGCTCATTCGAGGACACAAAGAAACCGTTCGTAAACTTGGTAATTCCATCCTCTTCATCAACGTAATTGATATACACGAGATTGCGTATTACTTTTCCAGTAAGTTCATCAAAAGACAGACATTTACTCTTGTCTGATGCTGGAAGAGGTTCAACCTCAATCCTAGACCACACATTGGTCTCAGCGTCACGTTTCTTGATTTCGGCCATCGAGGTCGGCGTCAAATTGCCTTGGGGTTCCATGGCCTTCGTGGACGAATACAATCTATACGCAGTAGCAAGTCCAGTAAGCATAAAAACACCCGCAAGAGCATATTTTAGAAAATCATCCCGACTCTTAGTAAACTCGAGCGGCAGGGCACCGCGCCTCTCAGCAAATTCCTCAATCACTGCAACATGGGTTTTTGTACCACACTGTAAGAGATAAGGCCAGATAAACAATATGCAAGCTCCGCCAGTGGCTGGTCCAAGTAAAAACAAGGAAAAACTACAGCAGAAAGCAGCAAACAGTTGCCAATAGCGCATGATAAGGGCTCGTGCGTTCATGAAAAGTAAGTATCTTTCAAACATTGGGTGCTGCACGATACAGTCGGGTAGCCAGTCATATAGACCAAACAGAGACATATAGTGCAATTTTTCGTTCACATCGCGCAAAGTTTTGCTGGGGCATGTTCGTGCCCAATCACCGAAAGACATAGTCAATGGGGAAAGCATGTTAAAAAATCTTCCAACTAGCCATCGCCAAAACCAGACCATAAAGGTCTCAACACCGAAGTGGGGGACCATCTCCAGCGCAGCAGCACAGGCTTTTTCGAATTTCTCATCGGAAAAAGAATCTTCTGACATTAGTTCGTCATCAGCCTGCACAGCTTTACACTTGGCGCACGTTGCTTGTACGCGACCATGTTCACAAACAATAATCTGTTCACGGATCTTACCGTGATTATTCACATAACTCTTCTGTTTTGCGAAATGTTCACGGGACTTCTCTATATGGAACTCTAACGCATCTGCATATGACAAACTTCGGGTTTCATTTCCACGGAAAGTAAAAAACTCCCACTGTTTAATGCCCCATTCCTGTATGTCAATGTCATAAGCATCGGCAATGGCCGGTAAATTTCCATGCTTGGCGCGATATTTATCTTCTGAAAAACGACCATGTTCCGCATATTCAGCGCGTAAGGTGGGTTTCATCCGTATACCACGGCGCTTAGCCGAGCCAGGCTTATTAGACAATTTGTTGAACAAAAGGTCATCTAGATTCGACGTTGTGACAACCATTTTCGGGCGCCACGCAATCTTACCTTTCTCGTTAGCTTCAGCTTTTGGAACGTACGATACCACGTTATTGCAAATCTCAATGATATACTTCAAAGGGTTCTCATTCTCAAATTCCAAAACAAAATTTCCAAAATCATCAAGGATTATGACAAGAGTATCATTCTTCACTGTCGACGCAAATTTGTCACCAGGATTGACCGTTGCGATTTGCTTCATGGTGTAGGTGATACCATTGGCTTGCAAGACGACTTCAACAAGTACTTGAGTCATCATGGTTTTTCCAATTCCAGGTTCACCAACCAAATATACGGAATAGGGTGCTTCACGCACACCACCCGCAACTGTCTGCTGGATGAATTGTAATTTCCATTCCTCCAACTGCATACAGCGCGAATCGAGAGTGCGCTTCTCAGAACTATTCTTCGTCTGCATTCGTAAGATCACGTAACCAGACAATGTGTTTTCCAACACGTGTGCTAACTGAGCCTCCGATTTGTACTTCGTGTTTTCAAGATCACCTGTGGGTAATGCCTTCATACTGGCACTAATCCCAATGTAGGCTTCATCCAGAATACGAGCGGTTTGATTATCAAAATAGAACGGACGTATCGAGCGCGTCTTAAATGCCTCATAACCAGCTTCCACAAAATAGTCGGCTGTAACAAGGATAGCGTCCATCAGATCCGCAGCAGAAGCTTGTTTCTCCGCAATCTTAATGGTGAACAATTTCATATCACCAATCTGGGGATTAACATCAGCTGCATGACACAGACCCGTAGCAACGCATAAAGACAACACACGCTGCAGATATTTCCAAGCGGGCATATGTGAAACAGATTTCCACTCTTTCGTAACTGAGCGGAAAATACTTAACCAGGCAGGACCATCGTCTTCAGAATCATCTTCATCACCAACGTGTGCTTCCATGGCCAAACAGTCGGACAAGTAGTCACGCAGAGTGTCGAAAAGACTATCTTCAAAGAATATACCAATATATCCCATGATACAGGCTGTCACGCCCAAATACGAACGAGTCTCACGCAGTTGAATAAAAAGAAAAATCAATTTTTCAACGTGTTTCACGACACGACGAACTTCACGGGTGGACAAAACTTCTGAATACGAAGCGATACGATCACGCAATGTATCTAGTTTATCGAGCCAATAATTCATCGAGTCTTCTTGGCCACCTTGTGGCGTCATCTTTCCACGGGTAGCCTCCCATTCTGCGCGTACAATCTCAAACTTCTTGTCAAAGAGTCGAGACTGTTCAAGTAATACTTCACGCGGAACACTTGAGAGTTGTTCACGGAGCTCGACGGTAAAATCCAACTTGCGTTCAATCTTATTACGCAAGGCTGGTTCATCATCGGCGAAATCAGGATTTAACATATATTCCAGGCCACTATGCGGCTCCATGTTTTCTGACTCATCATCAGAATCATCAACCGGAAAAGCGCTACGATCCTGTAGAGAGGGACAAGAACTTTCATCATCTTCCTCATCAATCGGATCTAATTCAGCACAATCAATGAGCTGGGGGCAAGATTCAGTTTCGATATCTTCATCAAGCAGATCAAAGTCGCGATCTTCCCACGCAAAAAATTCAGTAAGAGGAGCATCTTCAAATTGCTCAGCCGTACAATGCGTAAAGAAATAATCCCAATCTTCGGTGGGAGCACCGGGATTAGGCATCCGGACTTTACTTTCAGAAGTCGAATCTGAGGACTCTGAAACGGAAATCGATTCATTCGCGAGGTCCACAAAAGAAGCATGTATTTCCATAGCTTCATCAAAGTGGTCATCAACCTCACGAATATTCAAACATCGTACCAGAGTTTGAGGTCCAGCACGGGTTCTCACAGTCGATAGAGATCTCCCACGTTCAGAAGTGGAAGAAGTAGAAGTAGTTGAGTCATCAGTAGACATCAATTCTTCATCGGCTGAGTTCACAATACCGTAAATCGTCGTCAGATCACGTACGAGAGTTGTGGTGATAAATCGATCACCAAAACAAACGCGGACATCAGTAAAGTAAACATAATCAGAGAAAAAGTGGTTGGACATTTCTTGTTCAAGTTGTTGTTGGGTAGTTAGGCCAACGGGGTTGTTGTTTAAAGTGTTTGTAGCAAGGGGGGTTTTTGCACAGCAAACTTGCCGAGTTGCTGCGCCCACAGTCGTATTTGAAAATTCCATACCTTCTACGCGTGTAGTGTATGGTTCGGTCACTGTGAAAGGGAAGGCCCATTTGCATGAGCAGACCAACCGGGTATCATCATTATTGGATCGTCTCCATGCTGAGATGACAGCATTATACACAATCAGCTGCTAGTCGGGTTCTCAGGCCCGAAATATCTAGACGATACTGAATTGCTTCACTTGCAAGAACCAAAGGTTCAAATCACGAGAAAATTTCACACAGGACTTACGAAAATTAGCCTGACAAACTGAATGTTTCATTCGATCTGTAGTTATATCCATATAGTAACCAAGAGTGCTCAAAAAGAGTTCTTGTAAGAAACCAGGACAGTGAACCATTACGAAAAAACATAGAGTGATTCATTTCCTCAAAGATTAGAAAAATCTGGGAGCGACTGCACGAAAATGGATGTGCAGTATTAAATATAATAAATAAATATGAAATATAGAATATAAATGCAATATATAATATGTAAAAATAGATATGTATAATAATGTACAAAATATTAAACGCATCAGGGGGTGTACCTGAATGCACAAAACAAAGATGTTGTGTCTTTTTGATAACTTTGACTAGAAGTATCCTCAACAGGACTTGAAAAGGACGTAAAATAAGTTCAAATCAATCATGACTAAACAATATTCCTTAGAAACAGAATAGGACGGTGACGTACACCGAAATATCCTATAAAAGAAACAAAGGGTGAATACACCAAATAATCAAGATCAATAAGAGCTGTGGGGTCATCCCACAGCCC